TGAAGGAGATGGGCATGATAGGATGTTTTTCTTAAGTATGAATAGAGCTAGATATAAGCAAGGTGTAAATGCTGGTAATTGGGAACTGCACCTATCATCATCCGCTGGATTTTATGCTAGTGGATCTTCTGGTGCACATGCTAAATTAAAATTAATCGACGATAGTTCTGTAGCTAATGGTGATACAACAAACGGTCATTTAGTATATAATATAGTAAGTGGATCTGAAACTGACGGTGTATTTTCCGATGGTTCAGGTAATTATCATTATTGGGGTAAGTTTTACCCTCAACTAGGGATATTTGCTTTTGCAGGTGATAAACTAATAGGTGATGAAACATCTGGACCACAAAGCACACCAGGTTTAGAACTTGGAGCAGCTAATTCTGCTAATACAAATGATGCAATGCCAGCAAAATTGTATAACGCAATTAATAGAGGAAAATATTTTGCATTACGTGCTGAGGAAGATGTTACATCTACACACTATTTCGTTAGAGCTAGAAACCAAGATTATAATTACTCTACTAACCCAACCTTTCAGACAGGCTCTGTAGGACAATTACGTCATAACTCATTCATACAGAATCCACAAACTTTTGTAACAACTGTTGGTATGTATAATGATAATAATGAATTGTTAGCTGTAGCCAAGTTAAGTAAACCGATGTTAAAAAACTTTGAAAGAGAAACAACGATACGTGTTAAATTAGATTACTAGCAGAGAGATAATATGGCGTCAAACTATATGTACAAGCCAATTAAGTCTGCTACGAAATCTCGTAAAAACTTTGTTGCTCACAAATCATGGATAGTAACAGATGAAAATGCTTCACTATATAATATACAAGAATATTTTGGTAGATTTTCAAATGGCTCTTTTAGTTTAGGAGATATAAACGATTCTAATGTCGCTAACGAACCTATTACTAATGGTAAGTATGATAGGACTGTATTTAATTCTATACACCATTTATATTATGCAGATCCAGAAAATTATAATATTTCCGGTGATCCTGAATACTTTAAGCAACAGGAACGAAATTTACATAGAGAAGTACATGTAATATCCATTCCTTCCGGTATAACAGGTGACAGGATGAAAGAAAATACTGTTACAATGAGTAATGCTAATGTCACAATCTATGATGATGGCCAAGGCAATTTATTAGATAATAGTATATCTTCAGCTCCTGGGTTTAAACCACAATCTAGAAATGATTATTTTGTAAAGGTTAATTTTAATGATGGGTGGAAATTTCAAAAAGGTAATTATACAAACGATAGAACTTTTAAAAATGGTAATATAGATATAATAGATATTAGTGATGGACCGTATGAAGCAAAAGGTGTTAATGTAACATTTAGTTATAATAACCCAGGCCCTACAGGTGGTCCATGGGGATTCAGTGGGTCTGCTTTTGTTAAAACAACTGGTACAAGCTCACTAATACCATTAAAACCTTACTATGAAACAATACCCGGGCAACCAACTATATTTACAAAACCAGTTGCTGGATCTTTTGTTAGAATAAATAACACACAACAATTAGCTAATCAATTACAAGCATATGATAGTGATTTTTGTGTATCCTTAAGAGTATTATTACCTACATCACAATCAGTAACATCTAGTTTTACTGGACCATATGAAAATCCAAACGGTTCTGGTTATAGGACATTAAGAGCACATGATTATAATGTATTAGCTACATCTAGAATGTGGTCACATAAAATTCCTTGGGAATTAAATGTTTATAATCAAAACACGGCATTAAATGGTAAGATATATTTTCAGAGAGGTACAACTGGAAACACAACAATGATTACTTCGTCTGCTTTAGTAAATGATAATAACTGGCACAGTGTAGTGATTCAAAAGTCTGGTTCTACTATGCAAATGTATGTAGATGGAGCTTTGCAGGCTAGTAAAACTGATCCTGTCGATGGTATTAATGTTGGTACTATACATTCTGACATACACCTTGGAGCAAGAAAATGGGGCACACAGTATCGAGAGCGTATTGATATACCAAGAGAGCAGTTAGCTGATGATCTTGAAGAGACACAAGAACAACAATATGCACATACTCGAGCTACTAATTATATTTACCCAAGTAGAGCAAGTTTCGATCAATTTAGAGTAATGAAAAAAGCACTAACAGCAGCAGAAGCTTTATCACTGCATACATATTACGGTAAAGACAATAATATAATTGGTAATGTTTTTTATAATCATTCAATGTTAACTATTACCGATTTATCTGAATCATATGATGCCCTGTTACAAGACTACACACTCAATTTTAAAGGCACGCAAGATATCGAAGTTCACAATTACAGATGTGTAGTTGAAAATGGTGATTTTAATGTTTCTTTAAATCCTACGTTAAGAAAAAATTATAACTTAAATAATATGAATTTAAAAGGTATTGCATCTGCATCATTTTTTAATCCATATATTACAACAATTGGGCTATATAGTGAGGGTAATGAATTGCTAGCAGTAGCAAAATTAGCTTATCCTGTAAAAAGTCCTGAAGAATTAGATATAGTATTCAACGTACAATTCGATACATAATATGAGTCATTGGTTATATAAAAATAAAGTGCTCGATGAAGCACCTGAAGGGTATTTTGGATTTGTATATAGCATTACAAATAACGATACAGGTAAGCAATATATTGGTCGTAAATATTTTGGTTCAACAAGACGTGTAAAGGTTAAAGGTAAAACACGACGTAAAGTTGTACGCAAAGACTCTAACTGGAAAGAGTATACAGGTTCATCAAAAGAGCTAAACCAAGATATAAAACAACTAGGAAAGTTGCATTTTAAATTTATTATTCTTATATTAGGTAAAACTAAAGGGCAAGTTAATTATCTAGAAGAAAATCTTCATCACCGATTTCACGTAGCTTCTAATGAATTATTTTATAATGATTGTATAGGTCCACGACGATTTGGTAATGTAAAAATCGATATTGACACTAAACAAATAATAAAAGAAATAGTTGGTTAATCGCAATAATTTTCATATATTAACGTATGAGTTTAATTAGTTTATTAGAAACAGTAATAGGTAGATCTAAAAAGACATCTGGTAATAATGTATCATTTAAATGTCCTTTATGTAATCATCATAAACACAAGTTAGAAGTAGATTTAAATACACAGTATTGGCATTGCTGGGTTTGTAACTCTAAAGGTAGAAAGTTATACACACTTTTTAAAAAAATTAATGCTACAATTTCACAATTTAAAGATTTAAATAAGTATGTAGATAGTTATATAAAAATAAAAGAAGTTGATGAAACACACGTAAGCTTACCTCCAGAGTTTAGATTAATTATAAATGGTAATAAAACTAATCCTGAGTTTAGAAATGCACTAATGTATTTAAAAAACAGAGGTCTTACAAAGGAAGATATTATACGCTATGGAATAGGTTACTGTGAAACAGGTCAGTATGAAAAAATGATTATAATACCTAGTTATGATATTAAAGGTAAACTAAACTTCTTTACAGGTAGGAGTTATTATAAAGATGCTTCATTTAAACATAAGAATCCAAAAGTATCAAAAGATATTATTGGATTTGATTTGTTTATAAATTGGAATCAACCAATAACTATCGTAGAGGGAGCGTTCGATGCTATAGCTGTAAAGAGAAACGCAATACCACTTTTTGGTAAAATTATATTAGATAATTTAAAGAAAAAAATAATAGAAAAACAAGTTAATACTGTTTATATAGCTCTAGATTCTGATGCAAGATCTAAAGCTCTAGATATATGTCAATATTTTATAAACAATGGAATTCGTGTACACCTTATAGAATTGCAAGATAAAGATCCTTCAGAATTAGGTTACAGAGAAATAACAAAAGTTAAACAAATAACACAACCGGTAACAGGTAGTGGGTTAATGTTAAAACAGATGGGGTTAAATTTTGGTTAAAAACATAAATTTAAAATTTGAAAAAGTAGAAAAAATATTACATGTTGCTGATATACATATTAGAAATTATCAACGACATAAAGAATATCGAGAAGTATTTAAACACTTATATGAGGCAGCAAGAAAATTACCTGAAAATAGTTTAATTTATATTGCTGGTGATGTTGTACATAATAAGACAGATATTTCACCTGAACTAATTGATGTTACTTCTGAATTTTTTAAAGAGTTAGCAGATATTAGACCTACAATTGTAATTACTGGTAATCACGATACTAACTTAAATAACACAAGTAGACTAGATGCACTTACTCCTATTATAAATAATTTAAATCATAAAAATTTATTCTACTTAAAAGATTCAGGGGTATATAAATTTGGGAATGTTCACTTTACTGTTTTTAGTATTTTTGATCACCCTTCAACATTTATTAAAGCTAAATCATTTAAAGCTGACACAAAAATAGCACTATTTCATGGACCTGTAAAATCGTCCAAAACGGATATAGGATATGAAGTAACAGGTGATGAGTATACAGCAGATTTATTTAATGGGTACGACCTATCACTATTAGGTGATATTCATAAACGTCAATATGTTGATAAAGAAAAAACTATATGTTATCCTGGCTCTCTTATTCAGCAAAATTTTGGTGAAGCTTTTAAACATCATGGTTATGCTATATGGGATGTTAAAACAAGAAAGCCTAAATATACTGATATTCCTAATAATTATGGGTTCTATACTATAGACATAAATGATGGTGTTTTACCTAATATAGATGATATTCCTAAATATCCTAGGTTAAGGCTACGTACTAAAAATACAACAGAAGCAGAAGTAAAAACTATACTTAAAGATATTAAAAAGAAGTGTAGAGCACATGATGTTGTTATTATAAAGCAAGATAAAATAAAAGGCCATGCCACAACTTCAAGATCATTAACTAGAGATGTTAGAGATATTAATTATCAGAATAAGTTATTAAAAGACTATATAGAGAAAAATCATGATATAGATAATAACATGATGAGTCAAGTACGCAGTATTAACAAAACTTTAAATAGCTTGCTTTTAAATGAAGATATTTCACGGTCTGTCACATGGAAATTAAAAATGTTTGAGTTTTCAAATATGTTTAGTTATGGTGAAAATAACTCTATTAATTTTAATAAAGCTAAAGATGTAGTTGGTGTATTTGCACCAAATCATGCTGGTAAATCTGCAATACTTGATTCTGTATGTTTTTGTATATTTGATAGATGTAGTAGAGGTAAACTAGCTACTGATATAATGAATAATAAAAAGAATAATTTTCATTGTAAATTAAATTTTGAGATAGACGGCACTAATTATTATATTGAGCGTAAAGCAAAACGTATTGCTAAAGGTTGGATGAAAGGTAAGGTGAGGGTTGATGTAGATTTCTGGTATGTAGATGAAGATGGAAATAACGTGTCTCTCAATGGAGAGCAACGCAGAGAGACAGATAAAAACATTCAAGGGTACTTAGGTCAGTATGACGACTTTGTACTTACTGCTCTTTCTGTACAAAATAATAATACTGGCTTTATAGATAAATCTCAGTTTGAAAAAAAAGATTTATTGTCACAATTTTTAGACATAACAGTATTTGAAGAATTATATAGTCTAGCAAATGATGAAATTAGAGATGTTCAAGCTCTACTAAAAGATTTTGGTAGTACTGATTACTCTCAACAATTAATTGATGCAGAAGAAAAATTAGATGTAGATACTATCAGACACGCTGAATATCAAACTGAAAAAGATTTTGTTGAATCTGAGATTAAAACTATACAAAAACAGATTTTAGCTGAAACTAAAACATTACATAAGCGTGTGCCTTTAGATGATATTAATATATTAGAATTAGAACTTATTGGATTAAATAATCAAATTAATCAGATTAATAAAAGATTAGAATCTGATGAAGGTGTTGCAGCTGCCAATAAATTGAAAGCTAAAAAGGCTAATGAGATATTATCATCATATAATATAGATTTAGTTAATAAACAATATAAACAATATAATGAAACGTTAATTAAAGTATCTAAACTTGAGCAACAGAGAGAAAGACTTAAATTAGAGGTAAAGCATAAGTTAGATAAATTGGAAACTAAAAGAAATTTTGATCCTAATTGTGATTTTTGTAAAAAGCGTGAAAGTGAATATATTGAAATGGCTGCTACTACTACAAAAGCTCTTGAGCAAGATAAAATAAAAGTTAAAGAAGTTTTAC